TTTAGCTTCAGCAAGTTGCGTTACTTCAAGCTCTCTTACTATAACTCCAGAATAAGCTAATATTTTTATAACAAGATTTGTTTCTTCAGAATCATGTATTTCAAAATCTATAGAGTTGTTAGCATTATATAATGGTACGTTGTCAACATTAGCATATGACCAAATTGCTTCAGCCGGTTTTCTTACATAAGTTGCTGAGACGCCAGTTAATATTGTAGTTGGATAAACCTGCACCCCCCAATCTTCATTTGTATTATTAATGTTTTCAACATAAACAGGGCGTGTTGAGGTTGGAGCAGCAAACGGTGAGCTATTTAAATAAAGTATTTCTCTAGAGTCTACTCTTTCAACTTCAATGTTGTTGTATATTACTGTACCTAGCTTATGTAAATTAGCAGGGAATGCCCAATGACTTCCAGATGATGTTAAATTACCGGAAGTTTTAAATTTGCTTATTTTTTCATCAATAAGCTTGACCATATTAGAATACTCTGTATTATTATCACGCATTCTTTTAAATTGTTGCAAATCGTAGAAGTATTGTTCAAATATTTCTAATTGAGCTTGATTTGCTTTTAAGTTAAATTCCTGCGGAGTTATATAACCTCTTTGCTCTTTATTTAAAATAGCAAGAACTCTTTGATAAACCGTATCTATACTGATCATATTTTTTATTATTTATAGTAGTATGGCCACCCTTAAGATGGCCACGCCACTATTAAGGTAACTATTTAAGTTTCTTTTGTATAGAATTAAATACTTCTGATCCTTCATCTGTTTTGAAGTAAGAAGCCATTGCTGAAAATGGATTTTCGTCAAAAGGAACAGTAATAATTTTCTTTTGATTCAACGCCCATTTAAACGTTTTATTGTCATCAGCAAGTGTAATTATATTTGCCTCAGAAGCCTTTATCGCTATATTTCTTAATTGAACATTTTCATCTTCTACTAAGTCAATAAACAATTCTGGCTGAGACTTTGCAAATAACAATAAATCTCTTCTTATTTCAGAAGTAGTCATCTTAGATACAGCTGAACCTTGCTCAACTCTCAATACTGCTTCAGCATGATCAATATCTAAATCTCTAGCTAGTACTAAAGCTTGAATTTCAACTTCAATATCGTGAAGATCACCTTTAGCTGTAGCCACAGCATCTAATTCTCTATATGTTTTATTTCTTTGTGGATGGTAATTTGAAAGCAACATTTGTAATGCTTGATCTGCTTTTGATACAAATAATGAACCATCTTTAAATACAATATGCTTTAATGTTGAAAAACCATCTTGTTCATCTCTAAACGGTGATTTTTGATTTGAAGCATATCTTAATTCTCTTGAATAACCTTTTTCTTCATCAAACCACATTAAAGGATGCCTAGCGTGATGCTTTGAAGCTAATGTAAAGGATATTGGTGTTTTATCTCCAGTTAATACATATGTTCTATCTTTAATAGCCCAAGTATTTTTTGGTTTTTTAACTTCTGTTTTTGGTGTATTAATACTAACAGGTTGTTCTTGTTGTGGAGCGTCTATAACGCTGTCCATTGATTGTTTTTTTGCCATGATATAATATAATAAGATTTATAAAAAGTAAAGGCAGGGACGCCCAGAGACGCCCCATTCTTTACATTAGTAATTATGATTGAGTAACAGACTTAAATAAAGTAAAGTTGTTAGCTCCTTGAACACATAAACATCTTTCTGACAAGAAGTTAACGTTCATTTCATCAACGTCAGAAGTATAAACTCCACCTACAGATCCAGTGATCCAAGATTTCATTTTTCTATCATCAGCTTCTGAAGCACGGTAACGTACATGTAAGAAAGGACGCTTAATGTTCTTACCTAATTGCTGATCGTATACAGTTGAAGTACCAGCAGGCACAAGTACACCATCAATATCTTCAGTAAGTCCACGTGTAGCAGCATCATTTAAATACTTCCAGTCAGTTTTGTAGAAGTCGTAAGATCCTCTGCGGAAACCACTAAATCCTAGGTTAAGTGCCATATCCTCACTGTTGTTGAATACTCCAAAAGAAGATCCTCCAGCATAGTGAGCATTTACAGCTCCTAGCATATCATCAAAAGCCAATGCAGTTGCACGGTTTAAAAATAACATGTTTTCTTCAATAGCTCCTTGCTTGTCAAGGTTCTTAAGAATTTCATCAAAATCTTGTAAAGCAGTACGATCTGATCCAGCGTTTGCTAAAGTAGCTTCACCTGAATTAAAGTTTTGATAAATATTACCTCTTCCTTCAATTGCAGCGAAAAGACCTTCAGTACCTTTGTAACTTGCTCCAAGAGCTCCAGAACCTGCAGCAGCTTTTTCACCTTCTACCATAGACATTTCTAAATAGTCTTCAAAACGTAAGCGTGTTTCATGCTCAGATTTTAAATACCATAAATATCCAGACGCTCCATTTTCAGTAGTTACTTCTACCCACCCAATTTGAGCAGCATCAGATCCTGAAATTGAATACTTGTCTTTAATAATAATTGGTGAATTGCTGAATTGTTGGAAACCAGCATCTACAGATCCTTGCATTCCAGCAGTTCCTTTAGCAAATTCAGAACCGTAAACAAATACTTTAGCAGTTCCGTCAGCTAAGCCTGCATCATCAAGATGTTCTGCGGTGTAGGGTGCAACAGTAAATTGTCCAGCAGCTACAACAGTAACTACGGCTTTAACAGTTGTAAGCCCTTGAGAAATAGCAACAGTCTGTCCTAAACGAACAGCATGACCAGCTTTAGCAACAACGCTTGTTGCAGCAGTAAGAGTTGCATCATCATAAGCAATATGCAATCTTCCTTGCTCTGACCAAATAATTTGATCTGAAGCAGAAGGAATTTCAGCTCCAACCATACGTAAGAAAGAAGCTACAGAACGATTTCCGTATCTTTCAACTTCTTTTTCATATACGTCTGGTAAGAATTGTTGTGCAAAAGTTCCACCTCCAGAGGCAGAGTCAAATGTCAGGTAGTTACCTGCAAATAGTGTTTTAGTTGGTGATGGTGTTAATCCCGCAGGAAACGATCCACCAGTGTTAAATAATCCCATTTTATTTTAGGTTTTAAAATTATTGTTTCATTTTTATTCTTAATCGCGAAGAATCGTCTCCTGCAACAGCTCTAATTTTAACCCCTGAGTCCGTGGTTACCGCTTCATGCGTTCCCCGTGGTCCCATATCTATGTTTTTAGATTCTTGCATTTGCGTTTTAATTGCATCTGCTCGACCTTGTTCATAGAAATGATTAGCAATAGAGTCAGCGTTCATCGCTGTAAATAATGCTTTATGGTAACCTGCTGCGTCTGACATTTCATTATTATTGTTAACAAACTTGCTAACTAACGAATTAATATCTGACTGAGTAGATTTAACATTGTTTACGTCTTTAACATTGAATCTGTATTTTTTATCTCCTACTTTGTATTCAAAACCTTTGAAACTTTCAGAAAACAAATTATTTGTTTTTTCTTCAAATATAGTTCTTTGTTTTTGCGACTGCTGCTGAACAGAATCCTGTTCTTCTTTATAACTATTGTAAAACTCAACCGCCTCTATTTGTTCTGGAGTTAACTTTGAGCTTAACTTAAGATCATCGTAATATTTACCCTTTAAACTAGTTAGATTTGATTTTGCCTCAGCAATACTTTCTTTTAATAATAATTTTTTACGTCTAATATCTCTTTCATCATCAATGTCTTCATCATATGAAAAAGAATCTTCAATTAAAAAATTAATTTCACTTTCATCCAAGTGCGGTTTACTTTTTCTATAGTGCTCGCGAAGTACTTCCATATCTTCCATTGCACCATAATCTTTATTTAAACTTATGTAATCTTCAAGCGTTCCACCTGTTTCTTCCATAAAGCTTATTAGCTTATCTACATTTTCAGGAAGCTCTCTAGTATTACTTACGTCTTCCTCTTGCTCTTTAAGCTTATTAGGAATATCTTTTATTTTATCCGCTAATATTGTTTCTTGAACATTTTCTACTTCTTCATCTTGCACGAGCTCGACGACTGGACTTTCATCGTTATCGGCCCGTACTTCTTCGTCCACTTCTTCGCTATTTGTGGTTCGTTCGCCCACATCCACGCTTGTTGTTTCTTGCTCTTGAATGGCATCTTCTTGTTGTGTTTCTGGTTGTTGTCTTAAGTCAATCTTAATAGTACCATCCTCATCAACTGATACGTTTTTCGGTACATCATCTTGTGCAACTTCTTGTTGGACTTCTGTTTGACTTTCTACAGTTTCCTGCAAAGTTTCTTCTTGGTTTGTTGTTTCTTCTGACATGATAAAATATTATAAAATTAATTGTTGGGTATTTGTTATCTTGGTTCAAACATTTCTAAATTAAATCCGCTACCCATGGTATCATTACCAGCGGATTCAAACTCTTGCTCTCCTTTTCGATCTTTTCTTTGCTCAATTAGTCTAGATTGTTGACTAGCTTGTATTCTAGTTCTTTCATCTTTCCGATCTTCTTTATATTTTTCTTTTTTATCTAAAAGATCATTGTCTTGTTGCTTAATAGCAACATTAAGATCAAACTCATATTTCATAAGTTCTTTCTTAAGTTCTTTTTCAGTTTGCATTTTTTGCATTTCAAGCTCAGATTCGGCTTGTATTAATTGCAGTTTTTGCGCAGTGAGAGCTTCGTTCTTTTGAACCTCCATTTGAGCAGCCACTTGGGTATTTTGTGAATTAGCATCAGCTTGTGCTTTAATATTAGCTTGAGAAGCAGCTTGATCTTGTTCTAATTTTTTGCGTCTACGTACTTTTAATAATTGATTAGCTAGCTTTAAATTTTTTACCTCTCTAATATCAATAGCATCTTCAAGATATATTTGATCTCTTGACAAAGCTTGCTGAATATTGTTTTCAAGTAATTGTTTTTCTTCTTCATCTGGTGCTAACTCAATGAAAATACCAAAGTCGTGTAGATGCATATTTTTTACATCTTCTAATGTTGCTACATTAAATCTACCAATACTTGATATAAAAGATTCTTTTGTTGGAGAATATTCTAATATATCAGATATACGCAAACTAATAGCCTCAGCTGTTCTTACTGTTAAGTACAAACTACTTTGTAGTATATGTCTTGTTGCTGTATTAGAATTAGCTGCTGCCATTTTTTGGACACCAACTAAAGCATTAGCATCTGGCAAACTTCCGTCTCTTGCTTCATTTAACCCGCTAACGTCACGGATCATTTGTAAGTAATAGTTATAAGTATTTATAAGAGAACCTATTTTATTATTACCACCATTAGAAGTAAGCTCTTGTATAGGCATTCTGCCTGAGTTCATATCACCATCTGTAGTCATTGATCTACCAATAACACTACCAGTTTGGAAGAACATGTTTAACGCTTCTTGTGGATTGTAATTTGTTCCGTTACCTAGATCTATTTCAGCCAAGCCATCAGCGTCTAAATAGACTCCATCAGGAATCATTCTTGACAATACTTGCTGTAGTTTTAAATGCGTTAATTGAATCATATCAGCAAAACTTGTAATTCTACTAACTAAAGATTCAATTCTTCCTTTGTATATTCTCGGTGCTACAACGCTATAATTAAACATAGCTTTTGATGTATCACTTTTTGGTCTTGTCATATTTTTAGACAATTCCCATTTTAATAGCTTATTTACACCAATAATAAATGCACCGTCATATATTACCTCAACAGACCTTGATGCTTTTTCAAAATCAGATCTTTTGTCTTTAGGTGGATTAAACTGATCATTTTTCTTAATAACTTTATCTGCACCAGTAGCTGTTTTCTTTACTTTAAATACTTCGTTTTTATATGTTTTAAAATTAAAATATAAAACTTGTATTGTGTTTGCGTCAAGCGTACTGTCTTCGTTTATAAATCTATTGTGCGCAGCAGATGTTTGATTTCCCTGTTTAGTTAATTTTTCTAATTCATCATTAGTTAATTCAGGAAATTGAGTTTTTAGCTCGTTTAAAGTAACGCTTTTAACTTCTCCTATATAATATATGTCGTCAAAGTATGGTGATTCTGTATAAGAATAAACAAGGTTCGCGGGATCAACATACTCTAATTTAATACCTTCCGATTTATTAAAATTGTTTTTAATTGCCCCTATGCCCAACACTGTTAAATCATAATTTATTCTTCTTTTTAATAAGTCATATTTATTTGTGTTTAGAACAACTTGAATAGCTTGTTCCTGCGCTATTTCAATAGACTGCTTATATTCAAGCTGCATATGCAGTGATAGCTCCTCTTCATTTTCTGGCAATGTATTAGGATCATTGCTATACACATTAATTCCAAGCTGCTGCTGTATTTGATCTGATATTGCTCTTGTTTGCATATCAGTCAATATAGATTCAATATAGTCTGTTCTTTTCTTTACACTAGCACTATCCTGTGAGTACGCTTTAATATCATATAGTCTGTCAGACATGCCATTCACCACAATATCTACAAACTTAGGTATAATGGGCACAGGCTTCCAGTCTAAATTAAGATAAGACAAATCACCATTAATAGACAATTCATCTTTATACTTTTTAACAGACTGCTCGCCTCTTGCATATAATCTTAATCTGTGAAACTCATCTCTATTTGAATAAAAACGTGTTGCACCACTATCTCTTTTAAACCACTCGTGTTCAATAGCTCTTGCTACTTTTGCTCCATATTCTGAGCTTGCTTTTTCAGCATCACTAGCAATTTGACTAGGAAATGAACTTTTTAAAATTGATTCGGCCATATTATTGTATTATTTGCGAATGCGTACCTTTATTGTTATATCTTGAAATTTTTAAGTCTAAATTAGACTTTTCGTATTTTGGCTTAGGATGATATAAATGTCTATTACAGGCCATTATAGCTAATCCTGAGCTTATTGTTGCATCAAACTTTGTTCTTTTATTTATATCAAATTTAGCCCAATCGTTTAATGTTCTATTAAAATATATATTACCACCACCATCTTCATTAACACCTACATGCTTTTCTATATAAGTTTCAATTGCAGCAGCATGAGCTTGTTTAATATCTTCAGAGGTATTTGGTATTCCCCCAATTTCTTTTTCTGTTACAGATAGTTTGTTCCAGACTTTATCCGGTCTATTCATTGAAAACCCTCTATAACCTCTTCTCCTAATATGATATAATAAACGGGGCTTATTATTTTCACATAATATTGGCATACCATAAAATATAATAGCCATTAACATATCTTCAAAAAATATTTCAGCGGTTTGAGGTCTTGCTACATATTCTAAAAAAAATGTGTTTGTTGGAGCATCTTCCATACTGAACTTAGTGAGCCCGTGTAACGATCCTTTAGATCCTACTCCATCAGTTGTACCTGATATATCATATGAATCACAACCAAAAGCACCCATATGCTCATTACCTGGTTGTTTGACTCCATTCTTTACTATTACGTTGTTTTGCAGGTTCTTAGGAGGAACCCATGAAACTAAAAACCTACCAGATGGATTTGGATTAAAAATAACCTTACTATCCTTAATACCATTTTCCCAAGAAAATGAACCTTTAGTTATAACTCCTTGTCTTACAAGGTCTTCGTTATAATCTATTTGCTCATATATTTTTGTTAAATTAAATATACTATTTTTTGCTTCGTCTCTAAATGCATGCTCTTCTGTTCTTGGGAATTGTCTATAATATTCATTTAAGCCATCTGAATCATGTTTTAATCCATCTACTTCGTTTTCCCAAAAATTAATTACACCTGTTTCAATGTAATCTCCGTCATTGCCAAGGATGGGTTCTTCTGGAGTATCAAATACAGGGTATCCATAAGAATCAATGTATCCTTCGTAGTTCCATTCCATAGGTATGAACAAACTATATAGTCCCGAGCTAGTCTGTCCATTTTTATTTCTTCTGGTAACATCTGAGTCATTGTACAGTTTTTTAAAGTTTCCGCCACCT